GAAGATTCGCAACGTCGAGGGCTATCGTAATTATGACAAATCAGAATTTGATCGTCCTGAACCTCTGTCTGATAATGATAGTGATCTTGAGAATATCTGGGCTTCGCAGCATAAGCTTCAAGCCTTTGTTGCACCAGATCAATTCAAGACTTACGAAGAATTGAAGACTCGCCTTGACCGTGTATTGAATGAGGCTGCTCCTCGTCGTGCATCAAATGATGAAGATGATGAACGTGAGGAACGACCAGCATCACGCGCTTCAGCTGAGCCTAAGACTCGTAGTACTCTTGTAGAAACTCTTCCTAAGGCAGCTAGTGCTGGAGCTGGTGCTTCGGCCCGTCCACCGTGGGAAGGTGATGATATTAGCTTGTTTGAACGACTGGCTGAGGAAGATTAAAATATTAAGGCGGGAGAAATTTCTCCCGCCTTTTTTATTAGGGTGTTGTAAGTGGATTTCCCCCAGATGGGCGTTGTTGTTGTGATGGTTGTTGTTGTGTTGCAGGTTGTGTCGATGGAGTTTGTCTTTGCACTCTTTGCACTATAGGTGGTAATACTATTGCTTCTCTACCAGCAACCATAGAAGCAAGTCTTTCTGGTGTGAGAGTACCTTGACCTAAAGCTATGGCCGCATGTTGTCTTTGTTCTTCAGTTAATCTACCTGCGGCCGATGTTGGCATTTCTCTAACAAGTTCAGAGTTATTCATCATCAGACGAAGTCCTCTGGTTTCTGTTAAATATGCCTCAGCTAATTCTATTCTTCTTTGATGTCTATCTAATTGATTTTGAGCTTCATTTATTGTATTTTGATTAGCTCCATATGGATTATTTCTTTCTGTTGATATGCTTCTTTCATAGTTTCGTATTCTAGTTCTAGATACTTCTCTAGCATGTTCAAGTCGTCTTATTTGATTATCAACTTCTCTACGAGATAGATTTATTTGTTGTTGATTTGCTTGTATTACCAAAGTGCTTCTGCCAGGATCAGTTTCAGGTAGACCCTGTAGACGATTTAATTCTGTTGTAGCTCTTTCAAATTGCAATGCATAATTTCTTGCATTTTCACCTAATTCTTCAATATCTGCAACCTCTCTCTGTTCGCTTGTGGTTGTCATATAATAGGCGATACTAGGTGCTAAACCTAACATAACATTTCCAGCAAGTCTTGCTATACCCGCACCAGGAATTCTTACAGGTCTTCCTGATGCGGGTGCTGAAGGTCTACTGGCTGGTGCGCGACCACCTTCAACTGCGGGTGCGGGTACGCGCTCAGGCGGTCTACCTGGTGGTGAAACTCTAGGCTCAACACCAGGTCTTGGTGTAAGTGGTTGACCTGGTGTTAGAGGCCTAGGTGTAGTAGTGGGAGGTATTGGTATACGAGGTTCTATTCTAGGCGCAGCTCCTGCTCCTGCGGCCGCTCCACCCCTTGCAGCACTACCACCACCAGTTCCTCTTTGGGCATTTGGTGCAGTTGCAGATGTCGGACCTGGTGGTGGTCTTGAAAAAGCTTGTCTTATAGTTCTTGAGATTCTATTTGTAGCTCTATTCAAACGACGAAACAAAAACAATCCACCTAATACACCACCAACTATTTCAGCGGCCAATAATAAATTTGGACCTAATTCTTGTAATTGTCTTTGGTATTCTTCAAGCTGTTCTATAGTTTCTTCTGTTAATCGAGTAGCTGCTAATACCGTAGCTAATCCAGCAAGACCAAGACCACCTAAAATAGATGGAGCTGCGCGTAATGTTTGTCGTCCAATTCGACCAGCGGTTCGTGCTCCATCACCTATTCTTTCCATAAGTCCATTACGTCTTCCTTCAAGTCTATCTTCATTTTCACGATTTTCATAATTTAATAATAGCTGGGTATCCTTTTCTTGTGATGCTAAAGCTCTTTTTAATTCATTCAATGCGATTGATGCATTTTCAGCAATTGATGACATCATTGCATATACATCACGCCGCAATGCATCAAATGATGCTTGAGTTACATATTCTGTGGGTGCACCTATTCTAGATGGCCTACCTGATGATGTTAATTCTTTAAGAGCTTTTTCTTTAGTAACCATTTTATAATTCATTGCAAGATCATGAAATCTCTTAGTTCGTTCATCATAAACGATTGTGGTATCTAAACTATGAGACAATTCTGATAGCGTGGCCATCTTTCTAACTCCTTATGCTATCAGACTAAGTTTCTATTACAAAGACAGGTAAAATTTCTGTACGCACAGGTCCAGAAAATGTTCTTGCAGATGCTAAAATTCTATTCATTTCTTCTCGTCTCGTATTAGATGATATTCGTATTGGTTCAGGTAAACCTGCATTTGCATTTTGACTTGGTGATGTTGTAGGTGATTGACTTGTCTGTCTAGGTGGATTATTTGGTTCGGGTGGTGGATTTGGTAATTCTTGCTGCGGAGCTGGTGACTCAGGTGTAGGAGTACCTTGTGCAGGAGAAGTAGCACCTTGTTGCTGCCCGGGTAGTGCTTCAGGTGGAGAAATATTTTGTTGTGGAGCTGGTGACTCAGGTGTAGGAGTACCTTGTGCAGGTTGTGCGGGTGCAGTTGGTGAATTTTGTTGTGTTGTTGTCTGTCCCGGTTCAGATGATCTGGACTCATTAGGTGTAGATGATCTTGTGGGATCTGATGATGTTTGAATGCTATTAAACAATCGTCTAGCATGATTTATTCTAATTGATCTTTCAGTACCAGCCGATCTTTCATAAAATTGATCAACTATCTGTGCAGCATCTTCTGGTGTAGTCGCTAAACGTAATCTATTTCCTGCATTGCTTTCAACGGTTGTTAATTCCCACTGTATTGCACCTAGTTGTTCTTCAAATGTTGTGCTAAGAATTGGTCTACCAAGATATTGCTCAACTGTTTGTTGTCTGCGACCTACTGGTGTCCATTGTGCTATACCTTGAGCATTTTCTCTAAGATTATGCATTGCCGGATTTAAATTACTTTCTTGAATAAGATTACCAACTATACCTGCGGCCTGAGCTTGTGTCCATCCTTGTGACATGAAATATTGCATTGCAATTCTTTCATCACCTCTAACACCTATTGGACCATTATATACAGGAGCTTCTCTGCCAAATAACCAATTAGAAAAGGTTTCATATACTGCTTCTCTACCTTCTTGATAACCTTCTAATGCTGTTCTACCTTCAGTCATAGACGTTAATGCTCTATATGCACCAGCAGCGGTTGCTAATAAAGCAACACCTGGTATTGCTCTTACGGCTAATCTGCGCGTGAATGTAGTTAAAGTTCTTACTAATTGTGAGGCTGCTCTAGCTATTGATAATGCAGATTTTGCTATAAATCCTAAAATCTTAGCTAAAATAAAACTTAATGTATTATCAACTTCAGCAGGTTTTTCTTTGGTTTCTTCAATTTCTCTTTGAGGTTCACCTGCCTCAAGTCGATTTTCTATCTCAAGTCTTTCTATTCGATTTAATATTAATCGTTGTCTATCTTTTTCATCATTCATACTGCGCAATGTTTCAACCATATTTTTAATAATAGAGCGCGCATTTATAAATGTTGAAGTTATAGAATTTCTAACCAGATATAATCTTTCTGAAATAGGACGTGACTGACCCATCCTTAGCAAAGAAGCAAATGGCATCAGTGCCAAATTTGCTTCTCTTGCTCCAGGTCCTACAAGATTGTATCTTTGTAGTGCATCAGCCATTCCGGCCATTTACTGTGAATCCCTTTTTGCATTTTCTTTGTCGATATAATCCAATAACATATTGACATATATTTCCCTCTCCCAGGGTATCATATTTTCAATCTCACTCAAGCTATATTTGTGATGTTGCATAAGTGAGAAATTCAATGAATAATAATTCCCAAGAGTATTATGGGAGAGGGCCATCAAAAAAAATCCGCAAGTCCTTTTAATTGCACTGTATCTAATTGACCACAACCAGCACATTTGTATGATAGTTCATATTGTAAAGTAGGCATAGTCTCAAAGAAATTCATTAAATCTGCAAATTGAGCATTACTTAGTGATCCAATAAAATCTTTGACTTCTGCCAAACTATCGGGTTCATAAACTTCTTCGTCATCATATACACATTCAACACATTTTGCGATGAAATCGGTTTCATCAATGCCTGGTTGAAGCATATCGCTTACATCTTGTAGAATAGGATATTTCATTCTGACGGTAAGCTTGTCATTTAGCTTTATATCTCTTATATGATTCGGATCAAATTTGACCTCGATATCATCAATATTGATTTCTACCGTAGTTATGGCCTCACACTTTTCGCCCTTATAATTTACACCATCAACATGACGATATTTCAATACTGCTTTTTCGCTTACAGATTTTGAGCGAACTTTAAGAAAAAGATATTCTATATCAAAAGATGGTAATTTACCAATATCTACATCTTCTGATAAAATACAAGAAGCTAGCATATCAGTCATAGCGCGATGCATATGATTTGTATCTTTTGATTCCATAGCAATTAGAAGGGTCTTTTCTTCTTTTACAAGAAAAGGTCTAAATGTCACCTCCTTCTTTGACGACGGTATAATCGCCGTAAATGTTGGAGCTACTATCTTAGGTAAAGCCATAATATTCTCCTATCAAGCAAAAGGTAGTTTAAATTCTCTGACAGCTTGCGTTGCGGCATCAAGTATACCTCTGCTACCACCAAGAACACCAATATTGGTGAATAGAGATACAGCAGGAGCAAACCCAGCCAAAAATGGTGATGATCTCATAAAATTTTCTGCGACATATAGTGATTTTAGCGCATTCGCTTTTGGATGTTCTTCAGTAGCAGTGAAAAACTGCATCTGCACATTTAACTTCGCAACTTGATCACCTGCGGCCCAATCCAATTCAACCTCACCTATGCTTATAGGAAATGCTTCTTGAAGATTTACCCTATACTGAGGTTTAATTGATTGTCCAGAAGATCCAAATATATTGACATTAAATGGATCGATTAAATCTGCGGTATTTGTTAGAATTGAACCAAAATCACCGCGAGCTAATGATTTGCCTATTGATACAGCAGCTTCGCTTTGAAATTCTGGTGTCTCTGGAAATTGAAGTATATCAACAGATCCTGTAACTTCATCATAGAATGTAGAATCAAATATACCTACACCTCTTGAACGACTACCACCACGACGATAACCTGCGCGGCCGCCAGATGAAACAGCTAAATCTTGCCATGTCATGAGAACTTCGCGCTCAACCATATTATCGCTTAGAACTATTCGTAAATCCATCGGCTGATGCATGAATGCATATGGAATATGTCGCACAGGACCATGATATCTTTGATCTATGGTCATTAAAGTACGATTTGGTAAGCTAGCTCGTTCGATTCTAAACGGCAAAAATGCAGAATCAAAAAATCCGCGAATAGCTGGAGGTAAATTTAGTAATACAGAGAAATATGAAGGTTTTGCTACACCGCGCTTACCTATCTCTGACGAAAATTCTGATACATTAAACCGTCTATCACCCATGGGACTGCCTTTATAATTTGTTATAAGAATCGCGATAGACAGTCTCTCTACTTGCGCCAACAAATCTATCAAGCGGCATAAAGAGAGCAATGTCCCATGATTTTGGATCTATACGAAAATATCTTGTTTTGACATGTGAGAATAGATATTGCTTTATACAAGGTTTGAACATATGATATTTGGTGACAGATTTTAGCAGCTTATATGAAATCTGCATATGGGTTCTATCATCATAATTTTCATCACTTATGACAGTATATAAAGCATCCATCAGTCGTGCACGTAGTCGTAATGGTAGATAATGCATATTCAATCCCATAAACCCAGGTTGGGTTGATGTTCCT